GATTGCAGAGCCTCCAACCGCTATAGCGCTTTCTGAGGCCGTGCGCGTCTCCTGCGTGGCTTGGAGACCAGCCTCCTGTACCGCAGCGCCAGCTGCAGCCATTGCACCGACGGAAGCCGCAGAGCGAAGCGCACGGAAGCCTGCAATCCCGCTCCGAACGAATTCGCCACCCGGAAGCAGAATGGTCGGATCAGCAAGGCCAGCAACAACCGATGCCCCAACGCCAACCCAACCAGAAGCGGCCAAGGTTTCCCGGTCCTTCCGCTCTTTCTCAAGCTGGGCCCGCTTTGCTTCGGCCGCCGCACGGTTGAACACGTTGTCCCACCGATCGGGAGCATTCTTGATCAGAGGTGCGAATTCAGCGTCCTGATACACGTTGTAGTTCGGGTCCACCTTGAGACGATCTCGCTCGCCCATTGCCACCTCTGCATTGGTCAAGGTCGAGCCGATGACATTCTCCTGGCGGAAGGCGGCGCCTAACGTCTCCAGGAAGGAAGGATCTGGAGCATCATAGGCCGACACGCCGACGGTTCCAGCGGTGGCAATAGGTGCGGAGCGATCAAAAGGCATCAGCGACCTACCGGGATCTGGATTGGGCCATCGAGAAAATCATCCATCGAGCGCTCACGCTGATCTTCTGGCGATAGCTGCTCGTATCTGAAAGTCTGATCCTCCCGGTTCTGAAGCATCTGTTGCTCGGCTTCCTTCACTCTGGTGTCGCGCTGCTGTTTGAACGTTTCCTTGCCGGCCATGGGATCGGCATAAAAAGGCAGGTTGAAGCGCTCAAGCTTGCCGTCCTTCTCGTAGAACACCTGATACCGTGCGGGTTTGCCGGAACGGATATCCTGCTCCGTTGCAGTATCGCCTTGCAGGTAGAGGGCATCAGCTTCGATGCCTTCCGCCTTCATGGCCTCGACAAGCTGCTCCCGCACATAAGCATGTGTTCCCTCCGCTCCAGCGGGGTACGCCTTCTCCGGAGGGTGACGGACAATCACGTTGCTGGAAAGCGGGCTGAACTCGGTTGTACCGTAGACGCTCTGGAACCGCCGCTTTGCAATATCCTCGGCCGCCGCCTGGTCGCCATTGGCGTCAACCAGTGCTTCCTCAAGGGTAGACCGATAATCCGCCACGATAGCAGCTTCGGACTCTGGATTGACGCCTACCTTGATTGCATCAAGCGGGGCTTCTCCGCCCACGGCCGGCGCCCTGTAGAAAATGCCCTTGTCGAAGATCGAGGCGACGTCGTTGGCGTTCACATCCTTCAACAGCTTCTTGATAGGCTCAGATTTCAGGATGGCATCACGGCGCCGGATCTGCTCCGGGTCGTTGGTGGCAATGATCTTTTCGGCCGCCTGTGTCGGGTTGAGACCCATTGTCTCGGTGTAGGAGCGGAATAGGTCCATCTGCTTGCGGATGCTGTCGGCGCCTGTCATGGCGGCAAACCCATTGGGAGCAACGCGCGACAGAAGCGTGGCTGTCTGCATGGTCGTTGCGACCTGATCCGCAGAGGTTGAGACCGAGCCAGCCCGGATATCCGCTTCCATCGACTTCGGAATGAAGCCGGTCGAACGGATGAAGCTGGTCGAGGCTGCAGACTGCTGCTCCTGCGGAACGGCGCCAACAAACTGCTTATATGCCTTCTCCGCGACCTTGCTTTCTTCAGTATCAAAGCTGTTGATCGGGATATCCTTACCGGCGGCAATCGCTCCGACAATGGCCGAGACGCCGACGTTGGTTTCCTGCTCCTTGTTGAACGAGTTGATCAGCGTGGCCTTCTGGCCGTTGTCGATCCGAACGTCGTCCATGATTTGGTTCTGCGTCAGTGTCGGATCCGAGGTGGCAATGCGGAGCTGATAGTCATCCACGGCGATAGAGGCGCTGGCTTTCTGCTGCGCAACGGCTGCAGCTTCATGCTGCCTCTGCTGGGCATCGGCCATCCTCTCAAGTTGAAGCTGTTTGTCTGGTGTCTGCGCCGCATACCAATCCGGGCGGATTGTCTCTCCTGCCGCTTGCTGGGCATACTTCAGGCGGCCCGTGTAGTTGTGCGCGTTCCTGGCGCCCTTGTCGGACCCAGCAGGACGCTCGTACATGATCATGGCCTCTGTGGCCTGCTGCACGTCCTTCGCGTTGCGCAAGGCATCGCCGGCGCCTCTTTCAGAGGAATTCAGTTCCTCATGGATGAACGCGAGCTGCGTATCAAAGTCCCGCCAATCCTTGCCGCTTTCGCGAGCGAACTGCTTCAGGCTGTTGGCCCGATCCGAATTCCATTGGGCAACACCGATAGAGTCGGATCCGTCGGAGCCATCCCCAGCATTTCTGGCGCCGGTGTTCAACGAGCTTTCCGCCAGCAGATTGCCGACGATCCCGGCAGCCTGTTCCTTCGACCATCCCTGCTTCTGGAAAAACGACATCGCCATACCGGCGCGGTCAGATACCTTGGCTGGCAGCTTCCCGGTGATGATAGACGGGTCTTTTTCAATCTCCCTCTGGCCGTAGACGAACTGCCCACCCTTTATGATGGTCTCGCGCCAGTTGTCGGCTTCAGACGGATCAAGCAGCCCGTTCTCCTGCATGTAGCCGATCGATGCTTCTGCATCGGTTCTTGCCCTGGCTCGGTCTTCGTCTGTGGCGTCAGGGTTGGCTATGACGGACTGGTAACCTTCAAGACCGCTCTTCGCCTCGACGAGCTTGCCTTCCCTCACCTTCCGTTCGCCCAGGTCCGCGATCTTGTTGCGGGCGGTCTCGGCACGCTGAGAGAACTCGGCTTCCCAACGCTTGCGCGCATCCGGGTCGGAAATCTTGGCGGCGTTGCGGGCTCGGATATCGCTCAGCCCCTGCTCCGCACGCTTGCCGAAGGTGCCGTAGTCGCCGTCTTCATCAAAACCACGAACGAAGTCGTTCAACTCTTTAGACGCATTACCATCAGCAGCTATCCCTTCGGTAGCCGTGCGCTCTTGGCGGATGTCCGCACCTATGGAGGTGACGGCAGCCCCGAGGGATTGAACGCCGCGGGCAATGGCCGACGTGTCGTAGGATGCTATCGCGCGGCCGCTGCGAAGGTTTGCGGGGCCGGATAGATCGAACTGGCTAGGAATGCGTGCCATCAACCGAATGCCCCACTCTTGGAAGCGCCATAGGCGGCTTTGGCAAAGGAGCCGGCTGCACCAAGCGCGCCACCGAGGAAGGACGCCTTGCCGGACGCCCGACGCCCTGCCGCTTGGTCTAGCATTCCGGCCCGCCGAGATAGCCCGCCATACATCTGCGTCTGAGCGTTGTATTCCCCCTTGGCCGCAGTGTCGGACATGATCTTGAGGATGGTAGGAGCATCGGAACCAGCGCCACCACCTGAAGCGGCGGCAAGTGCCTGAGCGCGCGAGTTCGCAAGTTGCGCCTCTTTCCGCGACTGAGCAGCATCGCGTTGGGAGGACGCAAATTCTTCATCGCCCTTCTTGCGCAGTTGATCTGCTTCGAAGTCCGCCGAGTTCTTTGCGGCTGCGCCTTCGGCCAGCGCGCCTACGCCGCTGATAAGCGCTCCGATCAGCTCAAAGCCACTCATAGCGCCATACCTCTATCCCATGCTCGATCGCGTGCATTCGGAATCCCAATGTCTTGAGCAGCTTTTCAGATGTCGGGTATTGGGCATCTCTGGGGGTGAAAACCTCTGTCTCTCCCAGCTGCCGCGCCTTCCGCATCAGATCCTTCATCTTTCGGGCAATGGTTAGCCCGTAGCTCGCTTTCGGCTTATCTAGCCGTAACCATGCCCAGCAGCGCCCTTGCCCCCAGGCGAGGCCGTAGGAACCGACGACAACGCCGTCATCGATCCCGATATAAGCGACGGCCGGCATGTCGATCTTGATGCCTTCGGCCACCTCGATAGCCGACGGCGGGACTTGATGGATCTGAAGCATCAGCGCTCATTCGTGGTCACGCTGATGAACATGCCGCAGATGGTGGCCGTGTAAGGCGATACGATCTGCATGCATACCCGAGAATCAGTGTCCCACTCCCCGCCAAAGGGAAACGGTTCTTCATCGTGAACATCGCTCAGGACAATCGCAGGCGCCTGCTTGCCGTCGATGATCTCAGGCATTGGGTAAAGGCCCCGATACGGATCATCGAAGGATGGCCCGACCTTGACCCCACGCCGGTGGAAATCGGTCATCACGAAGCCAATGCTGTCGACGGCCTTTTTCTGCAGCATGGCCGTGCCGCCAGCGGCGCCATAGGCCAAGCGAGCCGACTTGTATCGAGCGCCGCTCGGATAGGCCAGCCCGACCACGCCTGCAGACTTTGCCGATGGTAGAGTGATTGTGCCGCCCCCAGAAACAACAAAGGTGGCAGGCACGCCAAGCGAAGCCTCGACCACATCGCCGTCGGCCCAAACAACAACGGTCTTGCCAACCAGATGGCCAAGGCCGGCCACGGTCGCGGATGCAGGTGAATTCTGGAAGCGGCGAAACGAGTCCGACGTCATGCAAAAGGTTGAGGGCTTTACCTCAGCGTCTGTTGCCATCTTCTCGACATAGCGAACCGTCGAGCCGTTGATGACGCGCCGGATAGAAGCGTAAACCCGGTCTTGCACAAGCTCGGGAAGAACTGCCATGCTTTCGAAAAAGCCGTCGGTCTTGATCGGAATGAAGGCAAGAACCTCCTGATCCGGTTCATAGACCATACAAACGGCAGAGCCGTCAGCCATGGCCATCCAGATCCGGGTGTCCGGCCGGCGCTGCACCGCAATCGAAACCACGCTCGAGCCGAACAACTCGGTTGTCAGCTTGCTGATCTGGGTTGCCGCATAGTCCGAAGCCTCACCGCTGAAGGTTAGCTCGAGCAAAGCCGTGCCGGAACGTTCCACGAAGATACCGCGAGCATCGACCTTGATCGGATCCACGGCGGCCGCACCGGTAGTCGAAGAATCCCTTATCCCAAAGTTCGTCGGCGTCAGCGGCTCATCAAGGGAGGATGACTTCACCGTCGAAACGGAACCTTCGGTGCCCACAAGAAGGCGCTGGAGTGACAGCATCCATTGAGTATCGTTCACCCCGCCCGTTGCGATCGAGCGCGAGATCGGGCCGCTATCGCCGTCTATCTCCGCATCGAAGCTGCTGAAGGCGTCGGAGACGGAACCCCATATGCGATCAGCACCAGACCACCATAGGCGCCCATCGGAAAGAGTGACGGCCGAGGGCCATCCATTGCGGTTCGACCATTCCCCGATCTGCCAGTCGCGGGTATAGGACAGGTTCTTGAAGGGCCGCAGCACTTCAACATTCACATGCCGAGAATCAGTGTAAATCGTGATGCGTCCGATGCCGAACCCGCCGCCACCATCGTATTTGATCGATACGTTTACTGTGCCGGAGAAGGAACCCGGATCGATCCCAACACGGTAGTAATAGATGGCATTGTCGGCGCCATCGTTGACGATATATGTCCCGTTGGCTGTTTCAGACGCAACATCCACATAGCCCGTCAGAGCATTGTCGTAAGATCGTTGTATCGTAACCGTCCCGGTCCACGTTCCCGACAGCGTCCAGCTGAAATCTCGATCGGACGACTGCCCGATATCAATCCCTGAAACGCGGATGGAGTCGGTATAGGTGTCGTCCTGACCAAGGCTTTGGGTAACGCGCTGCCCTGTGTGGTCGAGCCTGATCAGGCCACCCACGTCGTCAGGCGTGAAATAGGCCGCACTGGCGATGACCTCTATGTTCCCCTCAAGGGCGCTCGGCTTCATGCGGACAACAGGATCCGGGTTAGCAAAGAACGGTCCGTCATCTGCTTTGTAGATGCCGACGCTCCAAGAGCGAGGTGCCCGCCGCTCTATCCGGCGCTGCTGGAAACCCTTGCAGGCGACAAAGCACACGTCGGCCGATTGCGCGATACGAATGAGAGGCAGCGAGGACAAGCCGAACGGCGTTGGGAGTTCCATTACCCCCGAGCCTTCCACCTGAATGCTGGATACCAATCGGTTGACCCGAGCCTTGGAGCCGAACCAGACGTTATAGGTGCCGGTCGGAGTGAAGGCGAGCGAATGCGTGCCTGTCGGCAGTTCGGTTTCCGAAATGTAATCATCGCCGCCGCTGGTCGAGCCACACCGGAACAAGACCGGCCCACGGAACACCACGATGCGCAGCGCATGTTCAACGCCTGGGGAAGAGGTCGTAACCGATCGAGAGCATTGAGCGATGCCCTCGATGTTATTGGCATTGAGTAGGAGCCTGCCGTCATTCAGGGTTGCAGTACCGCCGCCCACGCCGGTGGTGTTCCACCCCGTCAGTGATATGAAGTCGCCATTGATGACCGTGCTCGACACCGCCGGGCGAGTGATAACCTGATCGCCTACTATAACCCGGAGCTTGCTGGCTGAGAACTCAAGCAGGGCGGCATCAGAAGCGCCGAAGATGAACTCTTTCAGCCGGCACTTGCTTGGTGCCGTCGCAAGGTATTCGAACCCCGGGCGCATGAAGGCAGGCCCTGTTGCCATGCACATCAGGTTCGTCTGGTCTTCAGCGGCAAGCCGCATCCGCTCCAGATCTACCCGGGCAAGCGCCTTCTTGTCCTGCACGCCGACGTTCAGAGCATGGAAGTAGGTATTGACCTTACCCATTATTGCGGCGCCCTATGCTGCCGTAACGGGTTCTCACGAGGCAACCGCTAGGCTTGCGCCGAACGCGCTCGTCGACGGCATCAAGGTTCTTTGCCCGCGCCAGACGATCTTTGAATAGGCTGTGTAGATCGTTACGGTTCCCACGATCGGCCGACACTGGCAGTCCGCATTCAAAGGCCAGATAGGCTTCCAGCGTCTTGGAAAAGTTCTGGCGCCATTCTCCGATGTTCCAGCCATAGTCCTGATCATTCGACAGGTACTGGACGTACATCGTTTCCAGATTGGCGAACCAAAACCCTGCCTGGTCTTCGAAATCGTTGAACGGCTCGTCTCTGGAGAAAGCCCCTGTGCTCGAAATCCCAGCGGTACGAATCCAGTCGTCGGGCTTTGGAAAGGCGTACCCGTAGCCAAAGATGGGCTCAACGTCGCCAACCGAAGTGATCTCGATCGTGCGGATGCCGAAATTCCACAGCGCCTGCTCGAGCAAATAGTTTACAGCGTCTTCCCATGCGGCATCGAGAGCATGACGCTCTGGACGGTCTTCGGTCAATGAAGCAAGGCGGGAAGGACCAAGTAGGCGAAGGGCGCCCTGGTAGATCGAGAGACGGTCAGCCATTACGTTCCCCACTGCCCATCGGTGATCATCCTGTCTCGGAGAGCGTCCGCAACGAACGACGGAAGAAGCCGCCGTCCGACGAAGCCCTTATGGTCGATGAAGTAGCCGACAGTGTTGTTGCCGTCTTTGTCCCAAGCAAACACCACATATCCATGCAGATCACCTGGCGCATACATGCTGGCGGTAGCCGCCGCTCGATCGACAAACATCTTCTGCACGTCGTCGCGCTCGATGACTGGCAGACGATGGATCTCGCCACCGCCCGCCTTCATCTTGATCTTGCCAATCCGGCAGCCGCTCATGATCAGGCCGACTTGCTCGCGTGGTCACCGGCCCAGGCAATCGCGTCCTTTTTGCTCATGCCGGAAGCGAGCGGGTCGGTAACGCCGTCCTTGATGACGCGCCACTTGTGTGTCGGGCCACCATAGGTGACCTTATATCCATCAGGCACACCATCGCCGTCAGCATCGCTGAAGCTCTCGCCTTCGCCGGCAGGTGTTTCGCCGGTGCGGGTGAAGTTTGTCTGCTGGTTGCGGACGCTTTCGTCTTCAGCAGGCAGGGACGGAGCCGGAGCATCGGCAGCCGCTTCAGCAGTCTTCCTCGCCGCAGCGGACTCAGCGCCGAGCTTGAGGTTGTGGAGAACGACGACCTTCGGAATTCGGACCGTGCGGTTGCCGTCTGAGATGCGCTCGACCCGCGAGACAAGCAGCTCGAGATAGGTTTCGCCGTCAGGGGTAATGGCCTCGATATGATCCATGGCTTCCAGCTGCGGCGCCAGATGGATCCAGAAATCGCTTTTGGTGACGTCAGCAGCAGAGACGCCGTCTTCAAGCGTAGCAGAATATACCGAGCGGCCGTATTCGGCACGCTGCACCTTGGATGGGAGGATAGGCTGAGCCTTTGCCATCGGACATTCCTTTCGTGATGGATGGAGAGCGGCAGACGACGGGCCGGAGCCCGCCGCCCTTCAGCCGCAGAGAGGCGAGTAACCGCGACCGAAGCCGCGATTGATCAATCAGTATCGGTCGCAGTGACCGCCGTGCCGTCCGACAGGTCGCAGACGGTTGGGGTGCACTCGTTGACGATCATGAACTGCATCGAGATCGGTGCAGCGTCGGTGTCGATCGCCATGACGAGATCGCCCTTGCGAAGGCCGAGCTGATAGCCGTTCGTGATGTAGTTCGACGTGCGAACGACGGTGGCCGCATCCGTGGTCTTGTAGGACCAGATGCGGTGGAAGCCGCCGATGCCCTGCGAAAGCAGAGCCGGAGGGTTTGCAGTGCTATAGGCCATGTGAGGTTCTCCTTAGACCGCTGCGTATGCCGAGGAATCCACAGCTACCTTCACGACGCCGGTGTTCTGCAGGAGCTTGGCACCATGGAAGAGCGAGGCGCGAGCGTAGGAGTAATCCTGCTCTCCCTTGTAACCCACGTCGGTGTTGATCCCTGCAGTATCGGCAGCATGGCCGATGGCGGAGCGATGGTAGAAGTAGGCGAATTCCTGGTTGGTGTTCAGAGAGAGCATGGGGTGCTCAATCCAGTTGAAGCCCGCCCAGCGGAGGAACTTGCGGACAGGGCCAGCAAGCGGCTTGATGTCGACATAGTCCGAGGACGTGAAAGCCGGCACCTGGAGAAGACCGGACATGTAGCCGGCCGGGACGACCGCGAACATGTTGTCGATTTCCTGGGTGTCGACCTTGTTGGCCGCCATGATCGCGCGGACGCGAGCAACGTTGGCCAGAGAGCCTACGGTTGCGGCGCCGGTGGTGATCGTAGCGCTGGCCAATTCCGCAAGGATTTCTGCGTCGATGTCGCGGTTGATAACCGTCATCGAGCTTTCCTGCATCACACGGCGCTGGTCGCCCTGCCCCGTGGTGATGTTGTAGCGGGTCTTCTGAACCAGATCGTGCTTTTCCTTGAGGGTTACGACCGGCTGGCTCAGGTTGTCGCCGCGGGCCGGGATCTTGCCGTTAGAGCCACGGGTGACGGCAGTTGCGCCCCCGGAATCAGCGACGAGGAAAACGGCCTGGTTGCCCTTGATGTCTGCGACAGTGGTCACGGAGGCACGGAGCAACGACTGGCGCTGCTCAAAGCCCGCGATGAACTCCTGCCGGTATACTGTCTGATAGGCATTCTCTGCCATGATCAGATCCTTTCTCGGTAGATGTTGATGGGGGTGATGGGCCGCAGTCGTGACAGGGTGGCCGTTCTCGCTCCGGAGCCGCTATGCGGGGTAGCCAGAGGTCAATCGGGGCTTCACGTCTTTGGTGGTTGGAGTGCCGATCTCTGCGGGGCCTTTTGCAGGGGTGGCCGCTTGATCGGTGATGGTGCCCGCCTTGGCGGGATAGGTTATCGGCGCTTCTGTTCGCGCGCGATGATCTCGTCGTATTCCTTGTTGAGTCCTTCGGACCAATACTTGTTGATGTCGGTCTTCATGATGGTCTCGATCTGAGCCTTGCGGCTGGTGTGCTTGGCCTCGCTGTCGGCCGAAGTGAAGGCAGAATCCCCAAACACCTCGCGGCCTCGATCAGAAGCCCACATGACGAACTCTGGAATGCTGCCCAGCTTGCGCCCATCGGGAAGCCGCGCTTCCGTCCAGTCGTCGCCAATACCGCCGGCATCAGCCACGAACCGCTTGGCCAACGCCAGATTGCCCTTGAACTCGTCTCGAGACCAGTTGTCCCGAAGAGCGTCTTCGCATTCCTCGTGATGAGAGGTGTCGGTCACCGTCTGCTGTTCGGAAGCCTTTTCCTGCATCTCGACATACCATTCGGCGGCAGCGTTGACGGCGGCCGGCGGCAGGTTCTTCGAATGGGCGAACTCTGTGAAGCTAGACAGGATCGGCTTGTCTTCGTCGACCAGGCGCTTGGTGACGGTATCGGGCAGTTCGTAGCCGGTCGGATCTGGCGGAATGCCCTGGTCCTTCCGCCATTCTGCCATCGCCTTTTCGTCTTTCGGATCAGGCATGTCGCGCTTGATCTTGCCGGAGCGGATCAGCTTGTCTTTCTCGACGAGAGCCTTTGCCACGCCGTTGAGCGAGCCATAGCGCTTGAGGAGCTTCAGAGCGTCGTCATCGCCGCCGGCGGCTAGCTCACGCCAATTGTCAGGAAGAGCAGCAGGAGGATCATCTGTCGGTGGCAGGTCGTCTGCTGGCGGTTCATCCGACGGGGGAGGATCGGCTGGCGGGTCTCCTGCTGGAGGAGTGTCATTCGCGGGCGGGTCGGCCGCAGGTGGTGCCGGCGGGTTCGGGTCATCTACCGGTGCTGGATTTGGATCTGCCATTTTCGCCTCTTGCTGGTTTGGATGCTTCGCGCTTGCGCTCGGTGGAAGCCTCCCACACTTCAAGCTGTTTCAAGCCTTCTGGCTCGCGCATCCTTGCGAGCTGAAGGCCGATGTGACGCTCGCCATCCCTGAAGGCAGAGAGGCGGTCGCTATCGGTGTTGAATGAAAGCTGCCCGACGTGGCAAAGGTTGAGGATGATCCACTCCATTGCCCGGGTCTGCTGGCCCTCGTTGGCTGTGCCGTCGAAGAGAGCGCGGACCGCATACAAGACGGAACGGTCATAGGGGGCGATAGGTAGCGTCATACTAGCCCAGCCTCACGAAGCTGGACGGTTGCGCCTGCAACATCGCTTGCCACGCCAGCGCCTTCACGAAGGGCCGCAGCGCTCTGCATGAGGTTGGACACCTGCGCCTGCTGATCCTGCTCTTCTGCCGCTTCCTCTGGCTTCTTGCGCCAGTCTGCCGGGGCGCCGGTGCCTTTCACTGCATCCTGCGTCATCTTCCGCAGATCGTATTCGGCTGCGATAGTCGGATCCTGCTGGCTAGAGCCGGCAATGATCTGGATGCTCTCCTGATACGCAGCAACCATTGCCCTGCCCTCTGCGGTGTTCAGCGGGCTTTCGAAGGAGAACGTCAGTTCCCCATCCGGCTCGCCGTCCTCGCGCTGCAGATGCCCCTTGAGGAGATCGGGCGCATTGGCGAAATCGAACACCCGGTTGTTGATCGCCAGGCTGAAGCCGACATCAAGGAGCTGCAGGTTATATTCCGCCTCGATCGGGCCATAGAACGGCAATGCGGCCCGACGGTATTCGGCAAGCCGAGCATTGGTTTCGAAGGCCGTCATCTCCCGCGTATCCGGAAGGAACAGCTTGTTCAGCAGGAACGATTCCGCGATCAGATCGCGAACGTCCTTCTGCATCTCCATGCCAACCGAGATTGACCCGGTCTCGATGGTCTGGAAGGCATGCCGAATGTCTTCGTCCGGCTCAATGTCGAGCATGGTGAAGCCACCGGCGTAGATGTTGATCGCGTCCCTGAATGCCTCTCCACGGCCAAGCATTGGCGGATCAATGGCCTTCTCGCCTTGCTCAAGAATGATCCGGGCCAGAGACTGAAGCGTCCTGCCATCTGGCAGAGCATTGATGGCATAGGGGGAGAAGCCCTGCGCAATGTTCGATAGCGTACGGAGCCGCGGAACAACGTAGTTGAAGACCGGCAGGCCGCTTTCGCTCAAGATGACTTGGTGCTCATGGTCGACATAGAGCGAGATAAAGCCCCATCTCTTCCACTTCTTGCGGTCCTGGCGGGTATCGCCATAGATATCATCCGTCGGCATGACGACATGACGGATCTTGAAGGTTGTGGCAGGATCCTGCTCCGCAGCAGTGCGGACCTCTTTGGCTACCGTCTTGGGCCACTTCTTGATGATGTTGCGAGCCGTCATGGTGATTTCGCGATGAAGGTGATCAACGCGGTTGTCGTCATTCACCATCCAGGCGCAGTCGCGGGGATGATGGGCCTTGAACAGCAGGTGATCGCGACCTCGGCTTTCCTCAACCGAGAGGACAGGATTGCCGAAGGCTACCCAATCATGATCGGCCTCGATCGTGGCGGCCGTGAAGTTGGCGCGACGGTCATAGACCAGCCGACGATAGTTCTTCGTCGAGTATTCCAGCCAGCGGGCCACTTCGGGGTCTTCGTCGATCCCTTCGACGCCAGTCTTGACCGAGAACCATTCACCCTGCCGAAGCGTAGCGGAGATGGTATTGCCAAGCGTCTCGCGAGACTGGACCGGGAAACTATCCATGAGGCCCGTCGAGAAGTCAGTGCCGAGGTTGAGCGTGCTCGTGAAGTCTGCTCGCATCGGATAGAAATGCTCGGCAATCTCCTGGCACAGCTGGTTCCATGGCAGTTTCTTGCTGAACAGGCTGTCGCCTATCCGGCATAGCTCTCGCGCTCTGCTGTCCAAGACTTAGCCCGCCTGACCGAGAAAAGAATTCTTGTATGCGCCGCCGGCTGGAGCCGCCGCATTGTTCTGCGTTGCAGCTCTCTGCTGACGGTTGGTCATCACAGTGGAGGTGCGGCCCGAACGAGCTACAGTTGCCGCTGCTGCACGGCGCTTGGCCTCCAGCACGGCTGGATCTTCCTCATCTGGCATGCGTGCCACGGGCTGTGGCTTAGGTTTGGATCCAAAAAGACCACCCATTTTCAGGCTCCTAAAAGGACGCAGATCGCGGAAAGGGCGGCAAATGCTGTTGCGGCCCAGGAAGCGAAAGCAAGAAAGATCGAAGGATGTCGAACCCAAGCGAGATCCGTTTCGGAATAGATCTCTTGCCCAGCCTCGGAGGCTGCCGCCAGAAGCGCCGCGGCCAAAGATACGGACATGAGAGTTCTGTCGCCGGAATATAACCCAGCGGCGAACGAAAGAGCCATCACAAGCGCTCCGTAGACGTAAAGGCCCTTCATGCTCATCTCCGCTTCATGTTCTGGTGGCCGCGATTGACCTTGGGCGTCTGACCGGACCGATTGGTTGCGGTGCGGATGCGGGCGGCAACTGCCGTCTCGCCATAGCTCCAGGCGTTGACAACCGCATCGCCCTTGTCTGGCGACCGGCCTAGCCTTTTCTTGATCTCGGTCTTTTCCTCAATGAGGATGCCACGAGGCGTTAGCTTCCAGGTCACGGCTGCAAGGTCGGCAATCAGTTCCGGATCGGGCGGAAGGGCTACGGGCTCGCCAAGGTTCGGCTCCAATGCCTCGCGGAACTTCCAATGGACCTCAGCTCGCTTGTTGGCGAACTTCAGCTTGCCGTCCCGGGTTCTTTTCGTCGATTTATCCGCGCCGTTATGGCCGTGGAGCGTCAAACCCTGGACGTTGTTCTTCAGGTGCGAATAGACCCCCGAACCATATCCGCCGCCCATGTCGATAACGATGGCCGCGCCATCGCGCATGACGCCGACGACCTTGGCGGCCAGATCAATCGGGTCAACTTTGCCCTTCAGCCGATCAGAGATGACCTCCGCATACCAATGGCCAAAGCGGGCCGAAAGAGTGTTGGCATCCCCGCCCCCGAGAGCGACGTCATTGCTGACAACCGACATACCGACGCCAGGCGGTGGCGCTGGCGTCCAGCGAGCTTGCGCAGCTCGCAGCCATTCGGTCGGGAAGACCTGAAACTCACGGCAGACGGGCACCCCGGCCACCCTCTTTATATCGCGGGGAACACGGTTCCTCGATCTTTCAAGATGGAGAAGGCCGATGCGTAACTGCGGCTTCACCATTTACGAGAGCTGCAACTGTGGCAGCCAGTGCAAGAGCGCGACGATACCGCTCGACGAATACACCGACGAGGATCGGACGCTCAACACCGTCCTCGCCAAAAGCAGGGCGTGGGTCTTCGCCAAGTACGGCGCGTCGACCATCTTCGCCCTCGCAATCATCTCCCTCTCATTCGTCTACGCCGCCATGCCGGAGAGCAACCGGATGGCGAAGGACCAGCAGGAGAATATCAGCCATGTCGCCCGACGCTAGAACCATTTTCTGCTGCGGGTGCCAGACCGACGTGTCCGCCCGGCTGACGAGCGGCAAGGAAGTCTACCGCCACCGGCGCGACCTCGCATCGCTTCCGTTCTGGAAGTGCGACGGCTGCGGCAACTTTGTCGGCTGCCACCACAAAACCAAGAACCCTACCCGCCCGCTCGGGTGCATCCCGACGCCAGAGTTGAAGGCCGCGCGGCAGGAGATTCACCGCGTCATTGACCCGATCTGGAAGTCGGGCCGCGTCGATCGCTCCCGGTTCTACAGCATGATCGCTCACGTCATCGGCGTGGACGAATACCACACAGCAGACATCAAAACCGTCATCGAGGCACGCGAAGTCGTTCGCGTAGCCAGAGAACTGGAGGCATCCCTATGAACGCGCTCGCAAAGCACGAAGAGCAGCAGAACCTTATTCCCGCAAATGACGCGCCCATGGTCGCCATGATCGAGCGCATCGCGATGGATCCGAACATCCCAATCGACCGGCTGGAAAAGATGCTGGCGATGAAAGAGCGGATGGAAGACCGCAACCGCGAGATGACCCGCGAGGACCGCGAGTATGCGTCGAAGACGGCCTATTTCGCTGCGATGTCGGCATGCCAGGCAGAGCTTCCGGTCGTGGTGAAGAACAGGCGGAACACCCACACCAAGTCGAACTATGCCGATCTGGCTGCCATCGAAGAACAGGCCATGCCAGTCATCTACAAGCACGGCTTCGGCGTCTCTTTCCAGCCTGACGGCTACAATGACATTGGCGAGCTCTTGATCAAGTGGGAAATCTCACACGCCGGCGGGTTCGTTCGCAATGGCATCGGAGCTATCCCGGTTGATGGCGCCGGGTCGCAAGGAAAGGTCAACAAGACCGGCACGCAGGCCTTTGGAAGCACTGCCACCTACGGCCGGCGCTATCTCCTGTGCATGCTGTTCAACATCAGCACCGGCGACGACAAGGACGGCAATGCTCCTCCAAACAGTGATGACGAAACGATCAGCCAGGAGCAAATCCTTGAAGTGCGGAAGGCCATAGAAGAGACGGCTTCCGACATCGCGAAGTTCTGCGCCTTCTTCAAGATCGATGCACTGCCTGACCTGCCGGCCAGAGAGTTTGACCGTGCAATCTCAATGATCCTCAATCAGAGGAAACGGACATGATGCAGGTTTTCAATTGCGAGCAAGGGACGGCGGAATGGCTTGAATGCCGAAAAGGCATCCCCACCGCATCCCGGTTCTCAGAGGTTATGTCGGAAGGCCGGTCGGACGGCACCATGCCCAACGCCATGATTGACGCACTGGTAAAGAGCGGATGCACCGCCGCCCAGCTCGCTGTCGCGGTGAAGGCGGCGAAGGCCAAGAATGCGAACCCTGCCGCGACCCGAGCAAAATATTTGCGCGAGCTGGCGCACGAAGTTCTCACGGGCGATCTAACCGAAGGGTTCAGCAACGCCCATATGGACCGCGGGACCGAGCAAGAGGATGATGCACGCCGTCTTTACGCCTTCCTCACGGATACCGATCCCAGAACGGTCGGCTTCGTCCGTAGTGGCGGCGCGGGATGCAGCCCGGATTCGCTCATCGGTGAAAATGGAGGCTTGGAGATCAAGTCGGCCTTGGGCCACATCCAGATCGAGCGGCTTTTCAAGAAGACCCTCCCCTCCGAGCATAAGGCTCAGGTGCAGGGAAACCTCTGGATCTGCGAACGGGAATGGTGGGACTTCATGTCCTTCTGCCCGAAGCTACCCCCGCTGATCGTGCGCGTCTACCGCGATGAGGTTTACATCGCGTCGATCGCCACCGCCGTGAAGCAGTTCAACGAAGAGCTTGCAGAGATCGTCGAGAAGGTGCGCCGCTACGATATGCAGGTGGCGGCATGACGAAGAAGCGCGACAAGCCCGTTTATGCCTTCGTCCGTCGCGGAAACGCGCTGGTGCCGGAGATGGAATATGACCTTCAGGCGCTGGACGGCGTAGCTCAAGGCCAGAAGGTGAAGGTCGAAGTCAAACAGTGGCGGAATCTAGACCGGCTCGCGGCCTATTGGGCAACGCTGCAGGATTGCATTGACGCCACCGGCTGCGCTCCGAGCAAGGAGGCGCTGGACGGCTACATTCGGCCGGCCGTGAAGTTCGTCGACACTATCCGGCTCGCGAACGGCTTCCTCGTGGGAGTTCCCCGAGCAATCAACACCCGCGAGTGCGATGAGCCCGAGATGATTGCGTTCTTCAAGGCAGCGACCGAGCTGCTGGCGCGTGAGTTCGGGTACGTCGCGCCGGAGCGCAATCCAGAAGACCTGAAGCACCGGAGGGCAGCATGACCGAAGCCATCATCCTCATCAAGAAGGGCGACCCGGCAGAAAAGCCGATGCTTTACGCGTGCCCGAAGTGCGGACAAGCCCACTCTCCGAAAATCTATGCCTGCCGCGAGGAAGAGGCCCACGAGGCAGCGCGGCGCGCGGCAGAGGATTGCTACAATTGCCGCACTCACAACGAATGCCAGTCGTGCGGCAAGGAGACGCCGAAGGGCTGGTTGAAGTGCGACGAGTGCCGGGAAAGCGCGAAACTTGCGAAGGCCACGGTGGTTGAGGCTTCAACCCTCGAATATTGCTTCGGCGCTGATGGGGAATACTACCATTCCCCAGAGGAAGCGGCCGAAGCCGGGAACTCCTATGCCTTCGGATCCGACTTCACCCCGTTCCATCTAAATTTCGACAGCATTGTCGAAATCATCCTTGATGATCATCACGAAGATGCATCCGAGAGCGACCTGATCGGCTTGGACTTTCTGAAGGCCACCGTCGAGATTTTCAACAAGGTCCAGAAGCACGGCAGCTATTTCGAGGACGCATCGAAGGTCGCATACCTCCCGAAAGTGGAGGTTGAGGCATGAGCACAGTCCGCCAGCATGAGCGCAAGAAACCCCAAAAGCCCGCCGAGTATATCGACAGGCACCTTGCCTTGATCGAGCGCCGCGCTGACCAGGTCGCATTCCTGAAATTCAACGGCGTGGGAATTGTGAGCGCCAACGATGATCGTCTTGCTGCACCTATAGCAGATCCGGTTCCCGGTCCCGGGCGCGTCTCTGTTGAATCCATCAAACAGCAATTGAAGGACATCGCCAAGATGATCGGGTGGCAGGAATGAGGATGCCCGCAAGCCAGCTTTGGCAGATAGCAGCCAATGACAACCTGCCGGAAGAGGATTGGTCGTGGGAGATCATCATGCTCCTTGCGCATTGCTCACGCGAAGAACGGTGGGGTGAGCTATGAGCAAGCGCCGCGAGTTCTCCAAGCCCGTCTACGCACTGATCGTGAAGCGCGCCATGCTGCCGAACGGCGAGATAGCCTGCGAGGGATGTGGCCTCGTGCTCGGCAAGAAGCCGTACCACGTTGACCACACCATTGCCGACGCTCTTCAGATCGACAAGACGCGGAAGCTGACGGTCGACGATGGGAAACTCTTGGGTGTCGATTGCTGCCATAAACCGAAAACGGTCGACGATGTAGCGGTGATCGCGGAGGCCAAGCGGCGTGAAGCCAAGCACCTCGGAATCCCTAAGGCGAAGGCCAAGCCAATCCGCTCTGCCGGCTTCCCTCAGCCAGAGAAAGCAGCCCATCGCCAGCCGAAGGACTTCCTTCCCCCGCTGCAGCCCCGCCAGCTCTACAGAGAGGAGCAAGCATGAAGAAACAGGTGACCGACGAGTTGTTGCAATGCCCTCGTTGTGGGATGTGGCTCGGAATTGGGAAATACAGACCTCTGTCCCGCCCGGGCAACCCGAGAGATTGCACAGCCGACATGAGGTATGTGCCCACAGAAGAGGCAGACCGTCTTTTGGACGAGGCTAGGAGGCAGCCATGACCATCGAAAGCATCAAAGTGAAGCCGCTGGAATGGTACGCTGACCCTGGGGCCTTCCCATACAAGACCTGGGGCGCGCAATCACCGTTTGGCCGCTTCATCATTGAGGAAGTTAGCGCCAGCGATAGCCCCGCTTATGAGGCGAGATATACTCCCCACCACCTGATTGCGATCAAAGATGCATTGCCCGAGGCGCAAGAGGTTTGCCAAGCGGACTACGAGCGCCGCATCCTCTCAGCCCTCTCCCATTCCCCAGTAGAGCAGGAGACCGGGACCGGGGCTCTAGTTCGCCTAGGAAGGGCTGTTCTTTCTGAAGCCCCAGTCGAAGCAACCCAGTTTATGGGGGTTACTCTTTCGGAGATACGAGACGCCCTCGCCCCCATCGCCCACACCTTCCACATTGATCCGGTATCGAGGGAGAGCGTTCGGGACGAGGTGGAGGGGAACACAGCGCCCTCACCGAATGTGGCAGGTTCTCCGACGTTCTGGATATGGCGCATCCCGGGCGGAGATTGGCTGGTATCGGAGCGAGAGCCTTCCTCATCGGGCGCGACAGACGTTGAGTGCTATCAGGTAGGAGCAACGCCTGTCAGCCGTATTGAGGCGCTAGAATTGACGTTGAAGCCCTTCGCGGACATCGCCCCTTGCGTCGAATACACCGACAAGCGCGATGGCGATGTTGTTCATAGACGGGGTTACGCCGTTGTTCCGATGAAGCCGACTGATGCCATGCTCGCCGCTGGAATTTACGAAGCCGACCCACGATGGGAGCGCAGCGATCTCTACGCGGCATGGGAAAGGATGGTCGAGGTCGCGCAGGACGAATACCTCTACGAGGAGGACGAGCCCCACCCACCCCAGCAAGAGCCAGCACGGCTAAGGGAGGCGCTGGAGAGCATCGCACGCAACACATGCTGCGACAGTTGCCAGGAGGCTGCTCTGGTGGCCCGCGCCGCCCTCGCAGCGGAGGGACAGGCAGAATGAGCGTGCCCGCGCCTAAACCGCCAGACAAGCCTAAGCCGCCCTGCAAACACGTCTGCGACCATGTCGTCTGCGCTGGTCGCGGCTCCCCTTTTAACATCTATCGATGCCGCTACTGTGGTGAGGAGGAATGGCTGTGAACGGATATCTTTCAGGCAATTGCTACTTCGTGAAGCGCGTCGGTTGGCGATGGGAAGTTTGGTTCCGCTTCCAAGACGGGTCCACAGACCACAACAGCGGAGCATCGGAGTGGTTTGCGTGCACAGTCAAGTACTGGCGACGTATCGACGCCTTGCGAGCGGCAAACTCACTCTCCCGAGCTTTCAATTCTGGCGTCTGGTGCGAAGGCGGTCGCCACACCCCCGCGCCCGAACCGAGGGCGCTGGGGTCCCATCCTGTGGATAAAGCCCCTGTGGATAAGTCTAACATTGAGGAGAACGACTGATGGCGAAGGCTGCAGACGCGCTTCCATACTGGCCTGCCGCAATGAACCAGAAGATGGCAGCCGCCTATTGCGGCCTGTCCGTCGATACGTTCAAGGACATTTGCCCGGTTCGGCCTCTCGCCTACACCTCGACGAGTTGGGGCCATAGATATTTGCGCCAGCGTCTTGATGAATGGATGTCTTCTCTCGATCCAAACGGTAAAGAGTCTTCGGTAGTGAAATTCGAGGACTTCTTCGGTGGTGGTAAAGGTGCCGCTTAAAGGGCTGAACATCCGTCGGTCGCGGGGGAAGTGGTATGTCTCATACCGAGCTACCGGCGAAAGCCTCATCAAGGGCTTCGTGGGGACGAAGGATCAACTCGACCGCGCGATCGCGAGCCACGATTTTCGGCTAAAGCATTTGCAAGCGGAAGGACGGGACAAGCGGCCCTCATATGAGGAAGGCACGCTCGGATCAATCATCAAGTGGTTCAAGGAAGAGTGCCCCCGGTGGGATAAGCTGTCAGAGGCGAGCAGAGAGGATTACGAAAAGTCCTTCGCCTATCTCGACGCCGCCAGGCACGAGAAGGCCGGCCCGGTTTTGAACTTCCCGGTATCTGTCATCAACCAACCAAGCATCTATGCCATGCGCAACCGCGCTGCCAAGGACAAGTGGGAGAGGTTTGCTGATAAGCTGGTGAGCCACCTATCGACCATGTTCAAGGAAGCGGTCAAGGTCGGCAAAATGGTTCAGAACCCTGCAGGCGGGGTTGAGAAGCTTCACAGTGCTGATCCAAACGCGAACCATGAATGGACGGATTTGGAAGTGCAGACGGCCATCTGGCTTGCGCCTGACCACATCCTGACCCCCCTGATACTGGCGCGCTATCAGGGGTTCAGAGGACAGACCTGCTCCGCCCTCGCCTGGAATCACTACGTCAATGACCCTGAGACCGTGAAGGCGTTCTCGATCGTCATCAGGAAGAATAACGAGCCCGCTTGGTTCCCGTGCGCCTTTGAGACAAGGCGGCACCTCGAAACCTTGGGCAAGTCGCTGCGTATCTGCCTCAACAGCGATGGCCGACCCTGGAAGAATGAGAAGGCGATGCAGGGCGCCGTCAGCGATTACCTGAGCGGCCTCAAAGAGGACGGGTTGATCCGGGAGGGCTGCACACTCCACGGCCTGCGCGTTACCTACGCAGCAGCAATCCGTAGGAAAGGCTTCGACGCAGGGATTGTCGCGGACGCACTTGGCGACCGGTCAAGGAGGATGGGGGAGCATTACACGCGCCACGTCGAGAAAGAGCGCGGACGACTGGTGGTTTTCCAGTCTGAAAACGGTGTGCAAAAGCCTTAGTTTTGCATCGGATTTCATCCGATTTTCCGTTGATGTTGTGCAAAATAATAAAGTAAAAACAATCTACCGAAGGAATTTTAAGTCCCTTGCGTCTACCAGTTTCGCCACGTCCGCATTGAGGGATTTCAGTAACTTGCGGGAGATGCAAATGGAAGCCCTATATGACGGGAAATTACGCGCCAATTCGTGTGCTCTAGCCA